CCTGCTACTAAAAAAAGTCCAGTAAAATCTGCTGAGCAAACTCAAAACAAAGACATTAAAGATCTTAAGATGAAAGAAGCTCAAGCTCAACTAGCGGTTAAACCTATGACTAAAGACGAAGGGTCAAAAGACCTTTATCATATCCATGAAAATGGCGTAAAGATAACATCTACTCCTATGGATCTTCAAGAGATTCAAGAAAAGCATGGTGGAGTTAAGAAACTTGAATCTAATGGTTTTAGAGTAGTTCAACACGTTCCAACTGAAAAGATTTCTTTCAAAAAGAATGGTCAGTGGGAAATTGAAGACATGGATAAGTCTGGATACAAAGGATATACTCCAGAAGATAATGCTCGTCGTAAAGCAAATAATACTAGTGAAACAACTGGTATTCATACTATGGATAGCATTAAACAATACGGTGGAAATGGTCCAAGTGCTGCAGCTAGAGAAGCTGCTGATATGAAAGCTAAATCTAAAAAGAATCCAGTTAAAGTTTTCTCTCCAGAAGAAATTGCAGAAATGAATTCTAACATGAAGAAAGAAGAATCTCGTCCTTTCTATGCATATAAACCTGATAAAGGTGTTCATGCACATTTAAACGATGCTAAAGAGCATATTAAAAATAAAGATATCAAAAATGCTAGAACATCTTTAGAGTGGGCAAAACAAGCTGCTGGTAAGTCACCAGAAAGTGATACTGATAGAACAAGAACTCTTACAAACGTTACTGAGAAAACAGAGGGTAGAACAACTGCTGTTCCAGGCGTATCTGACATGGGAGTTGAGGTTAGAAGATCTAATCCAGCTAACAAAGAGTACTCTAAAGTAGTTTCACCAAAGCAACATGCTGATACTGCAAAACAAATCGCCAACAATAATATCAAACAAACAAAAGAAATTAAGCCAAAGCTGCCAAAATAGCATTCTATTACGTATAATGCTTTCAACGGCATAACATGCTAAAAATAGGAGTTATTTTGAAGAAAAAATTTGTATTAGACACAAATGTAATTCTCACAGATCCACACTGTATCTATAAATTTGAAGACAATGACGTCTACATCCCTTTAATTGTTATTGAAGAAGTAGATAAACATAAGAAAGGCCATGAAGAGATCGCCAGAAATGCTCGTGCATTCACAAGAGAAATCGATTCATTAAGAGAAGAAGGTAGCTTAACTGAAGGTGTTGTATTAAGAACTGGCGGTACGCTATTTCTAACTACTCCAACTCTAGTTGATCAAACATTAGGAATTGAAACGCCAGTTCCATTAGGGTTAAACCTTACAATCAATGACGATTTGATTCTTTTCTCTGCATATCAGCTTCGCGCAACTGTAGTTACTCAAGACTTGAATGTTAGACTTAAAGCTGATGCTCTAGGAATTGTAAGTGAAAACTTCGAAGCTGGAAAAGTAAAACTTGAAGATGATACTGTTTATACTGGTCATAGAACAATTCTATTGACAGGTGAACAGATGCAAGAATTCAGAGATAAGAAGTTTCTGAAATATGATGATTTAATGCCAAATGAATATGTAATCATGCTACAAGAGCATTATGAAAGAAATTCAGCACTAGGACGTTTCTCTAAGAAACATGGAGGAATTGTTCCTCTTATCGAGATGAAAAAAGGTGTTTGGGGAATCATTCCAAAAAACGCTGAACAAAGATTTGCTGTAGATGCTCTAATGAACGATGAAATCTCGTTAGTGTCTTTAGTTGGTAAAGCTGGTACTGGTAAGACTCTTCTTGCCGTAGCTTGTGGATTAGAGAAAACATTGAGTGATTCTAAATACCATAGAATCCTTATCTCTAGACCTATTATGCCAATGGGTAAAGATATCGGTTACTTACCTGGTGATATTAATGAAAAACTTAATCCATACATGCAACCGATCTTTGATAACCTTGATTTCTTGTTCAGTGGAAATACAGGACAAACGAATGAATGGAAAAACCTTGCAGATAGTGGTGTGATTAAAGTAGAAGCCCTTACTTATATTCGTGGTAGATCGATTCCAATGCAATATATGATTGTAGATGAGGCACAAAACTTATCACCTCTTGAGATTAAGACAATTATCACAAGAGCTGGCGAAGGAACAAAGATTGTTCTAACAGGTGATACTCAACAGATCGACTCTGCATACTTAGATGAGATCAATAATGGTTTAACTTACGCTTCAGATAGACTTAAGACTGAAGAAATCGTTTCTCACGTAGAATTAACTAAAGGTGAACGTTCACCACTTGCTGAGATTGCAACTAAATTATTGTAATGAAAAAGCCTAAAAAGAAACCTAAATACAATGAAAATAGCGCGATAAGGTCTGCCGTAAGGCGGGCCTTTTCTCGTTCTCCATTAGTACAAGAAGTTCTTAGAGATATTAGAACATATAGAACTAGATATAATAAAGATGGTTCTGTTGCCAAAAAACCTCATGTAGATTATGAATGTGCGTCTTGTAAACGTAAATTTAAGGGTACAGAAGTTGCCGTAGATCATATTGATCCTGTTATTGAGATAGATAGAGGATTTGTGGACTGGAATACATTTATCGAAAGATTGTGGTGTAAGAAAGAAAATCTACAAGTCGTTTGTTCCTATAAACTCAAAGACATGAAAAATCACGGAAATATTCCTTCTTGCCACCACACCAAAACTCAACAAGAAAGAGCCGCACGTAAACTTTCAGACACTAAATTAGAATTCCCAGACGTAGAATAATTCCGTAATCATATACGGAGGAAATTATATATGTCACAAAAGAAATGGGAAAAGCTACTTAGCGAAACTTTCGTAAGTAATAATCTAAATCTATCTGAAGAAGAAGCTAAATCTAAACTAATTGATGCTCAATTTGAAATTAAAGGTATCTTTGCTGAAAAAGAAGAAGATGCTCAACTTAATGCTGCAAAAGAGATCGTGAAAGACCTCAATGCAGGATATAATAGTGTTATGGCTGTAGAAAAAGCTAAGATTGAATTCTTGCTTGAAGTTATCGAAAAACGTAGAGCACTAAAAGGAAAATAATCATGACAATGGAACAATTACAGACAATTAGCGTACTTACTGATCTTATTCATCGTACAGATATCGCTGAAATTCAAGCTAAATTTATAAAATTACTTAATCAACAATTAGATGAAGTTCTGTTGCCAGAACTAGCAAAGGAAGAATAATATGTCATTAAAAACGGATTACTTTGATGGAGCATCAGGCTTTAATCAACAAATGAGCGATGTGTTCGATCAAGGGGAAGCCTTTGTAACAACTAATCTCTCGGCACTCACAGCAGAATTGCAGACAAATGCAGCAAAAGGTTTACAGGCTTTTAAGGTGTCTATCCAGACAACTTTTGAACCACAAAATTTAAGACTAAAAGGTTATCACCTTAAGACTTATCTTGCTGGCATTCAATCAGGACTTGCGGCAGAAGAAATTTATCCACATGAATGTATTTTAGCTCTCAATACGGAAGATACGATGGAAACTAAAATCGACTTCCAGTTCAATCTCTAATTTCCCCCTCCAAATTGGCCCGATAAACTCGGGCCTTTTTATATTCTGTATAATTAGATCATATATCTTAATCCCCTCATTCTCGTTTGAGGTCTAAGGAGCACTTGATGAACTATCTATGGTTAGACGTGGAAACCACTGGTCTAAGCGAACACAAATGTGACATAATACAATTAGCTTGTATCCCTGTCATCAACGGAATCCCTCAACAATCATTCAATCAGTTTTGTCAACCAGTTAATTGGAATACAATTGAACAAGGTGCAATTGATACTCATGGTATTACAATTGAAATGATGAAAACTTTTCAAACACAAGAAAAGATGTTAGCTAATTTTATTGATTATGTTAATGCTTTTGGTGTGAGATTTACAATCTCAGGATTCAATGTGTCCTTCGATAAGAAGCACATCTCAGCAACTTTCTCAAAACATAAGAAATCTTCTGATTTCTTTAGAATGTTTACTATCAACATTCACGATACCTATAGTAGAGCAAAATCTGTTAAAAACTTGATCGCATCTGATTCTCTAAAGCTAGAAGCATTAGCGAATCTATACAATATTCCTATTGTTGCCCATGACGCATTATCTGATATTGCTGCAACTATTGAAGTTGATAAGAAGATCGCAGAATTAATGGGCGAAGAATCTGTATCTTACGTACCAAGTATGGCCACAAAAGATGTGGAAGTCAATTCTGTTTTTCCAGAAATGGCACAATTACATATTCATTCTCAATATAATATGTCAGATGGAGTTCCTCTTCCTGAGGAATGGTATGAATGGGCAGAGAAGAATAACGTTCCAGGATTGGCCATTGTCGATCAGGGTTCTGGTATCTCTTTGTTTGATTCTATTAGAAATAAGAAAAATACAACAGCAATTCCAGGTGTAGGATTAAATATCCAACATCATGAAGACGTTTTCTTTACAATTAATGCATGGGCAACCTCTAATGAGGGTTACAATAACCTTGTTAGGTTATCTTCATTAGGTTTTGATAACGCCGATGAGATCAACGGTGTATCTACTCCGTTATTAATGATTGAAGATTTAGTTTCTAATAAAGAAGGACTTGTTTTTGGTGTCTCAGATCTTAATGGTTTGATCGGAAAAGCTATCACAAAAGGTGATAAAGATAAAGCAGAAGCAAATTATCAATACTTAATATCTCATTTAGGCGAAGTATTGTTAGAAATGAATCCAGCTAATATATTGTATCATTGGGATCCAAAGATTGGTTTTAGGCCAATTAAGAACAATGATGCTGTTAAAGATGGCAACTTACAAAAATCATATAATGAATTTTTAGCATACTTAGTGGACAAATACGATGCGAAGGTTGTTCCAGTAACTGGTGCTTCTTTCTTAACTCCAGAGGATAAACTTACACAAGATTGTCTTTCTAAAAACTCGTACACAGATGGAAGACATTACGAAGAGAACGAATCGTATCATGCTAAACTTACAGATCAAGTTTATAGAGAATTAAAACTCCATCTTGGAGATTGGCTAACAGAAGATAAGTTTCTAAAAATGATCAATATTACTCTAGAAATCGCTGAAAAAGCGAAGAGTATTAAGATTGAATTTGAACACCATCTTCCTGAGATTCAAATTCCTCAGCATATTAAAGACAGAACTACTGATTACGATATGCAAACATACTATTTTATGATGGAACGTATTAAGTTTCATGGAAGATGGAATGATGATCCTAATTATGTAGCTAGATTTAAGAAAGAATTAGATGTTATTATGAAAAATAAAGCAGCTAACTTCATTCCATACTTCTTAGTTTATGAAGATATTGCGCAATATTCTAGAGATGTAGGGTTTTTACAGTCTATCGGTCGTGGTTCGGCTGGAGGATGTTTAATCTCTTATTATCTAAAGATTATTCATGTTGATCCAGTAGAGTCAAATCTGCCGTTTGAACGTTTCTTATCACATGCTCGTATCAACGCCGGTTCATGGCCAGATATAGATATGGATATTTCTAGAACAGCTCGTCCATTAGTTATGGCGTACTTACAAAAGAAGTATGGCTTTGGATTTGCTCAAGTATCTACATTTTCTACAATGAAGACAAAGAACGCAATTAAAGATGCAATGTCTGCGATCTATGGTCGTAACAGAAATGATTTTGAGATCTCAGCAGTTTGTGATACTATTCCCGATTCACCTCAAGGTGTTGAAGAGAAAGACTTTCTATATGGATATACAGATAGTGAAGGTGATGAACATAAAGGGCATCTTGAAGAAAATGAGATGTTAAAGAATTTCTTTAATATGTATCCAGAGGTTAAGGATCTTGTAGATAAACTGACAGGAACGGTTCGAGGATGGTCTAGACACGCGTCTGCATTCGTTATCTCGACAATCAATCTTAGGGATGGTCGTGTTCCAACTATGAGAATGTGGGACCATGGTATGGGAGATTACATTCAAGTATCTCAATACAATGCTAAGATGTGTGAAAAATCTAAGCTGGTTAAGGCTGATATTCTTGGTCTAAACACACTAGCAATGATATCTGATTGTGTTAAGCTTGTAAAAAACAAGATTAATTACTTAGAAGAAGATGATAAAGGTGTTG